GATTATACTGGACTATTGGCAACCTATCAGAAACCCGCTTCCGCAATGGTGACATAATCCCGTGGCACGGAGCCGACCCAGCCAATTACTTCACAAATGCAGAATGGGCAGCATTAACCACAGCCGGGGTTTGCGCCTACAACAACACAATGAGCAACGTAGCAACGGGATTTACATTCCCGACATAAATATTAAAATAATACCTATATTTACATAAATTTAAAATCGCATGGCAAAGAAACAAACCATAGACCCATACCAACTCCTTTTAAAGAAAAAGGCGTTTGTTCGTGCCGCACCATTAACATATTCAAATTCAGAAACATACCCAACGGCTTACGTGAATGAATACGTGGAGGCGCCAATACCTACCATGCGATACAATGTGGTTACGCAGGATAGGTTCTTAGCAGAATTAGACCCACGAAGCCATGCTATAAACAATCCGTTGATTTATCCAGATAAATTTATAAAAAACGCACAAGGAGAAATTGAAGGCGTAAGCTATATCGCAAGGGTATCGGTGGCATTACAGCAAATGATAGCCACAAAACAATGTGTACATTTATTCGCCAAACCGCCAAAATTCACTTCGTTAAGGAATGGCGATGTAGAAAAGTTTACCCTGTTCAAAGAATATTGGACACAGCGGAACGCATCGTCAGCAATGTATTTAATGGCAAAATCAGCACTTTCAACAGGCGATGGTGCTGTTTATTTCTTTATGTCAGAAAAGAAATTGCAATATAAGGTTTGGTCGTACAAGGATGGCGATATGCTGATACCTGTATATAAAAAAGACGGAATCACTTTAGATAAATTTATCCGCAGGTATTCAACAATATCAGATGATGGGCTTAAAACTTTTGACACGATTGATGTATTCACAAACTCAACTTACGAAAGGCGTATTCTCGAAGGCTCGGAATGGGTATCCGTACAAGAACCTACTTCGCATGGATTCTCCCGAATACCCATTGCATATCACCGTGAAGATGATGTTGCATGGGGACAGGGGCAGGACTTGATTGATAAAATCGAAAGGCTGTTATCCGATGTCAGGGAAAGCAATGCTTACTTTGCCTTTGGTATCTTATTCCTTTCAGGCGATGGTGTTCAGGTATTGCCACCCAAATCAACACAGGGAAAGACAATCATATCCGAAGATTCTAATGCCAACGCTAAATTGTTGCAGCAATCCGATATGTCGCCTTCGCTGAAATTTGAGTTCGAGCAATATTCAAAGGAACTTTTCAGGACTACTGGCACAGTCGTTATCGACCCTGAAATATTGAAAGGTGGCGATCAGTCCGGTGCTTACATCAAAAACCTTTACAACGATGCAATTCAGTACGCTATGGATGCAAAACCACGTTGGCAGCCTGTATTGGAAAAGGTTGTGGAGTTAGTGAAAGAGGGGTTGAGTATCGAAAAGAAAGAAACGTTGGAGTATAAAAACCTTGTGGTTATTTCTGAACCTGACATTTACGTTCCAATGAACACAAGCGATGAAATAACGATGGTAAACCAGTCAAAACAGGCTGGTACAATTTCAATTAAAACTGCAAGCGAAATACACCCATTAGCGATTCCTGATGAGTATGATAGGTTGCAGGGGGAGATAGTTCCAGAACCAGAAAAAATAATAAAAACAATATGAAAAAACAAGAAGCAATAGATTTTATGGGTTGGGAAAACCTACCCGAAGCACAGGCTGAAAGTAAATTAAAATGCGTGGTTCTCGTTAAAAGAACAACAGGTGTTTTGGACTATGCCATAGCCAGTAAGGGCAATGTAGTGGCTGATATTGGGTTTAAAGCAGGGATTGTATCAATAGTTGAATACTACCCGAATATTCCGGTAGATGTTCCTGCGGAGAAGAAGGTTGAGAAGAAGGTGAAGAAGGTAAAGGAGAAAAAAGAAAAACCTGCACCGCCAATTGAAAAGAAACAAGGCGTAACAGTCCGTGATGAAATGATTGAATTTCTTGTATCGCACAAAAACAAACGGTCTGTAATCGAAGTTATGACGAATGATGAACTTTTAAAATTAGCAAAAATATATGGTGGTAGTTTTAACCTGAAATAATTATACTTCCGTTTTCACTTTGTTACTTTTTCATTTTTAAAGCATCGACTAATAATCGGTGCTTTTTTTATTGTATATATAAAATATTTTGTATATTTTTACAAAATATTTAAAACTAATAAAAATGAAATTTGAAGCAAGAGTAAAGTACACGCACCTTGGCCCGATTTCCGGCAGGGAGAAATCTGTATCAGAAACATATCTATTGGAGGCAGAAACGTTTGGGGATGCCGAAATTAAAACCATGAAGTACATGGAAACAGTTACCAACTCAACCGTAATTGCGACTATAAAAAAGTCGGATATTGCAGAAGAAATTGGCGATTTGGAATCCGAAAAGTTTTATAAAGCTACCGTAAAACAGTCAGTAATTGACGAGCTTACAGGGAAAGAATCGAATCAGAATGTTTCTTTGTTGATTGGAGACATGGATATTGATGGTGCATTAACGCTCACGAATAGTTGGTGCAGCGAAAGCATTTACGATACGGAAATAACGAAGATCGGGTTGTCTGGAATAATTGGGATAATTTAAAAATCATAATATATGAACGAAAGAGATATAATAAAAAACATCATTGCCAACGAGCATACCGAGATGAAGCCCGTTGAAGATGAATTCGTAGCAATCGGCAGGAAAATGTTTTCAACTATTGCAAGCGAAGTTCAGTCGGGAGAAACTGTGCTTGTAAAAAACTTCGGTACTTTCACGTTAAAGAAACGCAAACCACGTAGGAGGTTCGATCAGGGATTGAAAAAAGTGGTTGAAACAGACCCGAAGCAGATAATTCAGTTTACACAATCACCTAATGTATTCAGGAAAAATGAAGAAGAAGAATAACATAACAATCGCCAAGTTAAATGTTGGCGTATTTGAACTCCGATTTTCAAAAGCTAAACTTGAAATCGAAAACAACGATAAAAGTTGGAAAATGGTATTTGCATCACATATCGCACCGTACAAAGTGTTTTCGGATATGATGCTGAACGAGAAAAATGATGCAATCGAAACTCTATGTACAGGACTTTATGGCACGATGTCAATGTGTGTTAACCCTGTTATGCTGTATGATTTCTTTAATTTATTGAAAATTGAAAGTAACAAAAATGGGACATTGGAAAAAACCTTTTAAATCAGACCACTTAGCATCTTCGGATATAGGAGATAAGTCTTTGGTGTTAACAATTGAGTATGTTAAACAAGAAATTTGTAAATCCCAATCAGGGGATGAACTTGCCAACGTAGCATATTTTACCGACAAAAAATTTAAACCGATGAGGCTTAATGTGGGGAACTCCTCAATAGTCAAAAAGTTTGCAGGTAACAAAATTGATACTGACGATTGGAAAATGATATTAGTTGAAATTTATGTCGATCCAAAAGTTAGGTTCGGAAGGGAAACAGTGGAAGGATTGAGAATAAAACCATTCCAGCCCAAAACCGCAGCAACCCCCAAACCAACTCTCGCACCCGATTCTCCAAATTGGGCGAAAATAGTAGGATGGGTTGCCGATGGTAACGAAATCGGAAAGGTTACAGCGAAATATAGTATTACAAGTGAAAACGTTGAAAAATTGAAAAATGAATCCAGAATACGACCAACAACCAACGAACAGGGACAAGGAACTAAAGTGGAAAATTGAACGTTCGTCACGAATTACCGCAAGTGGATTAGCAAAGCTAAACACAGGTGGTCGTGGTAAAACTGAAATATTTGGAAAAACTGCTATCGACTACATTGACGATATTGTTTTTCAGATACGTGAAAAAGATTTGATTGACGATATTGATGGCCGGGCGTTGGATTGGGGAAAAGACAATGAAGTGTATGCTATCGAATGGCTTCGTGAAAATGTTATGGAAACAGTAAAATGGGCTTCCGAAGATTTTGGCAGCGATATACTGTTTATGAAAATTGACGAACATTTTGGAGATAGTCCTGATGGATTAATATACGATGGTGATGAAGTGATTGCATGGTTGGAGGTAAAATGTCCTTACAACAAAAAGAAAGCATGTAACCTAACTTTGCCTACGGTAACTGCCGCAGATGTTGTTGACGAGTACAGATTACAGCTTATCGGTCATTTTATCGGTAATCCAAATGTTGACAAAGGATGGTATGTGATTTATAACGCACATTCAAATCTTGAAGGCGTTGCTTATAATCGTGGCAGGATATTCGTATTTGACCGCAAAGATTTTGAGCCGTCAATTAGTTTAATGGAAGCTAAAATCGAAAAAGTGTACCGTTTCATACTTTTATGTGTTGCAGGTGAATTTAAACCTGAAGATATTAATAGTTGGTGGGTTGCTTAATAATAATTACCTTAGCAATGTTTTGTAGTTTGGTTCATTTTAAGTTGGTTTAATTTAGATTGATTTTAAAAGCCGGTTGATTACCGGCTTTTTTTTTGTACAATCAAATCTCCAATATCATCGCCTTCTTCCACTCCGTCAAACCTTTTCCACCATTCAGAAACATTGCCCCATTCGTTCCATGTTTCGCCAGCTTTATCATAATCTGGCAACAAAATACTTCCTTTTCCAATTGAAGACAAGCAGGAACTACCACCTGTTGCAATAACTTTGCGCCCTGAATATAAATACAATATCAATGCTGTTTTTTCGGATTCAACAACAAAGTTTTCCTTGCGCCAATCCGTTAAAAGATGCTCACCAAAAAAGCATCTGTCTGTGTATCCATCACGAACCAGGAACTTACGGCTTGGTTTTTCTACTTTATCCCTGTGTCCGTCATTTTTATATGCCATTACTTTGTCGAAACAATATTTACCAATGAAATTTTTGTACCAGAACACCGTTTTGCTGCCAATAGAGCCAACATTATATAAGTCATAGGCATTGATAACATTCTGTTCTGGAAATAGGCTACAAAGCCACGAAAAAAGGGTATCGGAATAGATACCCATTGATTCTGATACTGTACTTTGGTCGATATAGTTCGCCCTAACAATTTCAGGAACATATTTCTGAACCGTTACGCCCGTACTTTCTGACAATAGTCTTTCGCGGACTTCTTTATTTGAATTGCAATCGCCATATTCTAACAGCCAGTCCCATAAACTCAATGACTGTTCGCCCTGTTCGATTATCCTTATCTTACCGCTTTTCATGTAGGCGCAAAGTTTATCTCTCCTGCGATGAGGCGTTCCATCAAAGCGACATTTACCATACCATTTATCACGCTGCATAGTTAACGGCAGTCCTGTAAATGACGATAGGGATTGGAATATTGATTGGTAATTTATTTCTGGCATTTCCTTATTTCCCTTATTTCAATTTCAATTCCACATGATTCAGCAATATCCATTGCATATTCCATCCCTTTACTCATACCTAAATCAACATAGAATACATGTAAATCTGCCTTTTCTAACCAAGCTAATCCTGCCTTGATTCCTGTATCCCTTTCTTCAGGAACATTATCGTCAAGTACCATCGTGTAAAGCAAATGGCTTGCAATAGGTGCTTCGCCACGCATAAGACTGTCCTTCAAGCAATCTTTGGCGTAGGCTAAATTCCGTTCAATATCTCCTGCGTATGGAGATTCAAGTATTACCTTTTTCATCCCCTCATCTCAATATAAATTTTACCCAATCTTTCGTCAATTAGAGCCAATCTGCTCGGTTCGTTGCGCTCAATGGCATAATATAACCGTTCTACCCAAAAAGGACATTCAGGCGTTTCTACTATGCCTTGCATTGCTGTCAAATACCCACGTTTCTCTTCCGTTGGGAGTTGGATGAATTCTTCGAGTGATAGTGTTTTCATTTTGTTTGATTTTCGTTTTCAAATTTTATACTGTCAACCTTTAATATATATGCTTTACCTGTGTTTTCGTAAGTATATCCAACCGATTTACAAGCACCTGACTTTCCATTTCTCGGAGCATAAGCACTGCACGATTTGCCACAATTGCCATCCCCTTTTTCTCCAACTTCGTCAAAATGCTTGCAAAAATAATATCCACTATCAACTTCCCGTTTCGCCAAAAATATATCCATTTCTTTAATGTATCTTTCAATCATGTACCGTAAATGTCCTTTAATTGTGTAACATAACTCATCGTCTTCTCGGAAGTAAAAACTTTTTTTATTCATTTTTCATTTATTAAAATTATCAATTCCGCGAGGCAATCACTGTAATTTAAACTTATCCTCGTATATTTTACCATCCGAAACCCATAATCGCCTTCATGTTCTGTTGGCAGTCTGTAGCCAAACCCCTTTATGTATTTCTCCATTTCGTCAATGGTTGCCAATCCTTTATGCCCTGATTCTTTCAGCCTTTCCTGTAGTTCTGAACGGGCGTAGGTTGGTTCTGTTGTTGTTTTATATTTCATTTCTTCCCCCTCCTTTTAATATACCCATAAATAAACCCATTCTGATAACCTAACTCCCTCATTCCTTTCCTGAAATCCGATTCTCCGCGAATCCAAAGCATATTGAACACCCATGTTTTTTTGTACCCTTTAAGTTCAGCGAAATCCAACAATCCCTGTGGTGTCATTTCCTTTAATCCAATAGGTTCTTCTTTCAGTCTTTCCACCAATTCAACTTCCCGCAATTCTCTTTCCGTTGCAAACCTGAATCCGCACGCAGGGCAAAGTGCATACGAAGCCAATATCAACCTACCGCAACCTTTTCTCCCCTTTTTGTCAATACCTTCGCACAGTTTTGTCGCAGGAATACCAACAGAATCGTTCATTTCGTGCCATAAACTCCATTTCATTTCCTTTTCAAAAGTACCCAAACGTGTAATATTTGTACCCATGTCGATAACGATTGCATTTTTCTTACCTTCAAACGGTCTTTGAACCCTGCCGCCCATTTGTATCAGTAAAGGTATGCTTTGCGTTGCACGGTTCAATATCATGCAGGAAAGCGGCCTATAATCCCATCCGGCAGAAAGTATCTCAATTGTGCAAACTCCATCAATATCCCCGCTATCAAATGCAGCGTTTACTTCGGATTGTTTTAAAAGTAGCTGTTTGTGGTCGGTCAGCAAAGTATAGCTTTCCAAATGGTCTAAATAACGCTCGTATTCGCCACCTTCGTTGCTTATTGGTACTTTCGGCTTATTCAAGTTAGATACAACGAATTTCGCCTTAATACCAACCTTCCTGAACTCTAAAGTCGTTTTAATCGTATGAGAAATATTGCAGCAGAAACAAACGAACTTTCTTTTCTCTCCGTGTTGAAAATAAGCACGGATCATTCCACCGTACAAATCTGGCGTATCGAATTTTACATAGTTTGATTTCGCCTGAAAATCCCCTGTCAGCGAATCAATTTTAAGTCCTGAAATATCTGTCGGCACTTCAAAGTACCTACATGGGACAAGTTTACCAATATCAATCAATTCCTGAACAGGAACAGAATCAACAATGATGTCATAATCCAATCCTAACTGCCGTTGGCCCCCCAATCGTTTCGGACTGCCGGTAAATCCAATTACATATTTTTCATCCAATATGCCATCATGGAATAGAAAGTTTCCGTGCTGCGTATGTGCTTCGTCGATCAGAACTAAATCAATAGTTGATACAAAATCAGCAAAATACCCATGCTTCAAGCGTGAATATACCGTTTGAACAGTTGAAATGTATATGTTTTTCGACAAGTCCATATCTTCGTTTTGGTCGTTTACGACCGTTGAATGCAGGTTGAAGTCAGATAGTGCGCCAGTATTTTGCCTGAGTAGGATTACCCTGTGCGTTAATACCAATATACGCTTTCCTTTCAATGCCGTTTTTTCAGCAATGGAAGCGATGCAGTAGGATTTCCCGAATCCACACGGAGCAACAGCAAGAATGTGTTTGTTCGCTGCCATTGCGTTCCGTATGTTTCGGATAAATTCAACTTGATTCGGGTAAAGGGTTATCATTTTTTGGTGTAACGCCCTTTTTTGTCCCTTTTACGTTTACACTCTTCGAGTTCTAAGTCCATCTCGAAGGTTTTCAATGTCAGCTCGTTCAGCTTCCCTGCGGCGATTGCCTGGTTGTACTCTGCCGTGTCAGCTTTCAGTTGTAGTTGGTTGTTCCGTTGGGTAATGATAGCTATAATTACTGCAAGAATCACGTTTATCACTACGGATGAAATTAATAGGTAAATCATAGTTTATATTTATTTATTAAAGAAAATTTCTCCACCTTCAACAATTATCTCCCCGTCTGGAATATTGTCCAAGTCATAATCGTCCTTGGCAAACGTAGTCCACAGTTTTAAGTTTTGTTCATCACAAACCCTATTAAGCATTTCGATTGATTTCTTCGTAACTGAAATATCATCAATAAATGCCATGCGAAGTGCTTTTGGTTTCAAGTCCAAACGTGCTGATTGAAGCATCAACCCAATAATGGATTGTTGGAAAGCTGAATACTCAAACAAGAACCTGTTTTCGTTTTTCTCGTTGCCAAAAAACTCACTATCATAAACACCGTTATACTTAATCCATATTTCAATCCTGCCGGAATTAGTTGTCATTGGGTCGATAACCATACCATTGACACCAACATTTACTTTCCCGTACAACTTCCGTAAAATATCAATTTCCTTTTCGTACAAGCCTTTTGCCTCGATCCATGATTGCCAATATGAAAAGCGATTTACAAGAGCATTATTTTTCTCTGCCGATTCCCTACGGACTTTCAGGTTCAGGATTTCATCGTCAATTGCGGAGGTGTCGGGGTCAATTGATTTGACTTCAACCATTATGCTGCTTTGAATAGTCCTGTATTCATCCCTCAATTTATTTCTTTCGGTAAACAAATCTTCAAAGCCAACAGTGTTTGTTGCTTGAGGTATATTATCCCGTATTTCAACCAGATTTGGCTTTTCAGGCTCTTTAATGTCCTGCACTTGTAGTTTTTGTTGTGCATCCAATATCGCAATCACCTGTTTCATTTCAGCATCAGCCAATGGCCATGAATACAATTGCTGCTTGGCTTGATGAAAGGCATCTGCAATTTTTTGATTCGTATGGAATGATTCAAGAGATGTTTGGTATAACCCCTCAATTTCAGCATTCCTGCCCCGCATTCTTTCCGTAACCGCCTGAACTTTATCCTGAACACTACGCAATAAAACTGCCCTTTCAGATTTTGCCTTTTCCTGTTCAAGTAAAACGGAATCTTCACTTTGCCTTAAAATCCTGTCCTTTTCGATTTCCTTTGCCGTGATTGCATTGCGTACTTTTTCAATATCTACCAACGTCAAGGTTTCAAGTCCTTCGACAGTAAACCCTTCTTCCTCGAAAGTGGTTTTAAACGCACCGTTAGCCTCGCATATAGCACGGGTATTGTCCTGTTTCTTTTTTGCCGAAGCGATTCTTTCAACAACTGCTTCAACGCCCAATTTTGATAATTCGTCAGAGAACAGGTTTTCGATAAGCTTCCGGTGTTCGGTCTGATTGTTTGAAAATAGCAATGGCATGTTGAACGTGATTTCTGTATGGAGCATGTCCATATAATCTTTGGCAGTTGCTTTCCTCCCGTCAATCACAGGAGAAAATTGCTTCCCATTAAGGTCTTTTTCATAAAGGAACGTCTCAAACTTCGGTTCGCCTTTGTTTTCTCCCCTTGAAAATTCAGTAACCTTTGCGCCCATAAACAGCTTGTGGTCGCCGTCAGAAATTTGTACTTCTGATAAAAACCCTGTTTTTAACGCATCTTTTTTAGCAATTGCACCCGATCCAGATAATGCTATTTGCATTAATTCCATCAGGCTCGACTTTCCGTTGCCGATGTCTCCGATTATCCTTACTAACTTTTCCTGAAGCAAGTCTGGTTTTAACACCACTGCTTCGATGGCTTTGTACCCGTTTGCACGGAAGCCGATGATTTTTACTTGTTGTTGTTCCATTTTTATTTATTTATTCCGTAAAACTATACAAAATATTTTGTATTTGCAAATTAATTAAATGTTAAATATTTTCTTCCGTAAAGTTCGATTCCTGTCTTATTTTTTGCCTGATACAAAATTGTCCTTTTTGATTTTCCTTTCAATTCAGCAAAATCAGCACAAGAGACTAATTGTAGGTTGTCAATGAATGTTTGCACAACTGCGCAGGATTTTACAGGATTTGACAAACATAATTTTTGTATTTTGTCGATTTCTTTTTGTGTAAGTTGCTGATTCATAGCTTTTTGTTTTGGTTGCGTGAGTGTGCATTACATTTACAATTCGTTGTGTT